TAATATGCTGATTGAATATATCTTGTATCGTAATTCTCAATATCAATTCTTGTAGCAACTGATACAGATGATAGGTTAATTTCTGGTCCATCTGTAAAAATTGGTGTAAATCCTTTCAAACTAATTTGAGGTACACCAAAGTTTAACCAAGTACCTATCCAAGTTTGTGTGGCTTGTAAATCAATTACAGGTGTTGTATTATTTAAACGGATTCTTGCTTGAACAGTTCCTGTTCCTTTTGCACACAAAATCCAACATTCTTCTCCTTGTGTTGTAATACGTGCAAAGTTGCCACTAGACACAGTAAACCAATCACCACCAAATCGAATACAAGCATCAATTACTGTTAATTTTGCTGGATAAGTAGCATTTGTGCTATTAAGTGCTGTTGCTCCACCCATTCCATTTGTACCTAACCAATCAAGACCAGCATAAGGAATAGGAGCATTTCCTGCTGTTGAAATTCTACCATTAAAAATTAACTCCCCACCTGAAACACTACCGTTAACCGTTAATCTATTATTACAACTACCATCATTTCGTAATTGTGCAACTGAACTTGATACTGTTAAAGTACCGTTAATAGTTAAATCTAAACCTCTACAATCAAAAGTTCTAAATAAATCTCCCCTATTGGTAATTAGGAAACCTGCTGCAGAACCTAAACTTAAATTCATTGTATCAGTTCCAGTTTGTGTAATACCTGTTTGAACTGTAAAAGCTTGACTTGTAAAAGATGGAAAAGCTGTATCTACTGTTAAAGAAGTAGCTGATGCAATAGCTACAATAGTTCTTGTATTTGCACCTACTGTTATAGTCCCACCTACTCTTGCTTGTGTGCCTGTTGGAACACTACCAAACCCAAAGGCAAAAGAAGTTCCCGAACCTGTTACCGTTGTAGTTCCTGCACAAGATACAGTTCCTGCTCCTGCTACTGCTGTATTATATGCAAACGCCATTATTTTCTGTCAATTAAAAAGATTAATAATATATATATTTTTCTGAATATCTTGCGGATAATTGTTCCGCCATAACCGCCTTTATTTTTCATTATACGTATGTTAAAGTTGCTCTGTTATTCCAAACTTGGTTAAACGCTTCGCTACCATTTGCGTATTCGCTTTTTAAAATAGAACCTGTTTGTGTGTAACGTATAATTAACCAATTTGCATCAGCATCTACTTTACCAATTAAAGCCTTGCCTACATAAAATAAAGTATCTGAAACTTGGTCTAATCTTACAGTTAATCTTTTATCTTCTGTATCGGTATTTAAAGCAGTAACAATTTCGTCAAGTTGAGCAATCATTTCAACCTGATTGTCTGATGTAGCGCCACCACTTGCACCACCACCCGACATAGTTACTGGTAACGGATTGTTACTATCTACTACAGTTCCCTCATTATTTAGGGTTACTTGTGCTGCGTTGTAATTGCTCATTTTTTATTTTTTTAATTTGTTCAACTTTTGCTAAATATAAATTAAGCTTCTTAAAGTTTTCTATTTTCGGTTTGTTATATTTGCCAGCCTGCATAAAAATTATCTGTATCAGGGTTTACATCGCTATTACTATTGCTATTATATTCAGGGTATGTACTCGTATTAAAACACATAAAATCTATAAATCGTTGTGTGTAACTTTCTGCTATATCCCTTTCTTTTTCAACTAAAAAATCTACTTCTACTTTATCTACGTTTGTAGCGTTTTCAGAAGTATGCTTAAACAAACCTTTATTGTTTAACGTATATGCTGCAAATGGTAAATAATAAACCATCGCCCAATGAATAAGCATAGGCTTAATATAAGTAACTAAAAGATTTTTATAATCTACAAACTCAGCATCGTTAATATCGTTGTTTAAAATCAATGTTTGTAGCTTTTCGTATAATTTAGTTCCCAAATAATTTTGAATAGTTATATCTTGACTAATCTTAATATATTCTATAAAGTCATCAGCGTCTAAATTACCATTTGAAATAGTAAAACGCTTTATATCTTCGGTTGAAATAAGTAATGCGTAAGCCATAATTAATTTTTATAATTTGGATGGTGTCCGTTATTTGGCATATCAATAGGTTTCATTGCCACCTCTTTAGGGTTTCTTACTCTATATCCGTAACTTTCTGCTTTATTCGTGCTTATTTGCGTTGCATTTGGATTGTTTACATCGATTTTAATGTTATCAAATGATACATAAGTTTGTCTTAACCATTTATGTTTGCAATTTACACCACCTTTGAATAAAAATAAATTGTAAGAAGCTCCATCGTGTCCTTGATTTGGATTTACTACGTTGCTATTTGTGGTTTCAATATCTTCTTTTCTGTACAATTTGTCTGCAGATAGCATACTTTTGCAAAATTCTCTTTCGCCTGTTTGCTCTCCGCTATACTTATAACGTGTAATAAAACGTACTCCGTCTATGTTTTTATCTTGGTCGCTCTTTGCATTTGGTCTACCCGTAATACTTGAAGCCAATCTTTGTAATAAACTCGGTTTTTTCTTATTGTTTAATGCTTCAATTTCTGCATCTAATTCTAATTCGCTATCTACATCAACCTCTGTTTCGTCAATTAGCACCCATTCCTCGCCTAAAACTTCGCCTTTTTCTATTAAAGATAAAGCTAAATTAGGGTCTGTATGTGCAGATAAATTAGTTCCTGTTTCTTCTGCTACTTGGTCTGATGTTTGTGCGTTTTCTAAATCCGTAAATTCTAATGGCTGAATAGTTTTGAAATATAACTTTAACTTGATATTATTAACTGCTAAAATTTCGTTTAATGCTTCAATAATTTCTAATTGATAAGGTTTGATTACCAAGTTGTCATATAACAAAGTAGATGTTTTAATTTCGTCTGCATTATTTGAGAAACCACCACCTGTATCACGTATTCCTAATAACATTGGACTTGTAACTCTATGCCCCTCTATTAATTTTTCAAAACATTCTTTAGATAAGTATTCGTAGTGTGCAGGTGCATCGTTTAATGGTATATCAATAACTTCTGTTGCTTGTTCTTTGTTATTACTAAAGGATACGATTGTTTTCTGCCCTTTTGCACCTGTTACTTTACGTTTTACATCGTTAGCGATTTCCTCACGTTTTTCTTCAGGTGGTATTCCGTTATTGAAATTAATAATCTTTGTCCCACTAAATCCGTTGTCAATATCATTAATTAAATAGTCTGAAATTTTTTCTTCCATTACAGCGTATGGTAAAGCACCATTATAATCAATAGGAGAATAATAATGATACCCACTAACGTAAGGCTTAATTACAAATATTTCAACATCTTTTTTATTACCAAAACCAAAAGCAGGAATGCGTTTTAACTCATCACTTTTTTTATATTCAATCCAATTAGGATGATAATACCAAGCTTCAATTTCTCCTTTGTCGTTGCATTTTTCTGCTCTTAACGTATGCATTGGTAAATGGTCTATAAAAACTACATTGCCTTTATCATATCCAACTTGCAAAGCAGCCATTCCTAAAAGCTTACGCTCTAAACCTATTTTCTTTAAACAATTAGGCTTAATCATTGAAATCATTTTAGCGTACTCATCAGGCTTTTTATTTGCATCTAAAGCAGATATACCTTTTCCGTATATCATATTAGAAACACCTGTAATAATAGCACCATTTGTAGCACTATATAGGTAACGTTCAATAAGAAAATTAAAATAGTTATTATCTTCTCCGTACTCTACAAAGTCGCCTTTTTTACTTTCGTTTATTTTTGGGCTTGTATAAGCACTTAAATTTACTATATGAAACATATTATTCAAATATTTTGTATTCGTTAGTTGTGATATGCTGAACGTATTGGTTTTTGTTTATTGTGTATTCTGCAATAGTTTGATTAGTGCAAAATATTTTATCTCTATAAACTACATTAGCACCATTTTTAATTGTAATATCATACGTCTTACCATCTACTATTGGTAGTAATATTACAGCAGTAGAATAATAAGAATTACTTGTAAAAGTTGCATTTAATGTTGTAACAATATTTGTTTCTTCATCTCTTAATACAATAGTTGTACCAGCATCGCCATCTAAAATAGCGTTTATCGTGTGCGGTGTAGTTTGTTGTTTTAAGATTATCATACTTCTTTTATATTTAAAACAAGATTTTACGTTTTTTGTTAAAGCAAAAAAAAAGCGTATCTTAATTGACACGCTTGTAAAATTAATTATTAATCTAATTTATGAACCTACTACTACTGTAAATCCTGCAGCAGTTAAAGTATCACCAATAAAGTTAGCAGGTACTTTTTCTTGTCCTGTTAAAGACAAAGTATATCCTGACAAATCACCCATTGCACCACCTGTTACGATAGTACCACCTGTAACATCCATTCCATTCTGTAACCCAGCGTAGAAGAAATTTCCGTTGTTATCTTCAACGATAACTTGCGGTCTACCATAAGCTAATAATTTCAATTCTTTATTATCTTTTGGAGTTAATTTTTTAAATGTTAACTCTAAAACTTGCTCGAAAAAAGTAGTTCCATTTTCTCGTGAAGCAGTTATATTTTGCGTAAAAGTTGAAGCCCCTTTTAATTCGTATTTATAGGCAGTAGGAGTTCCTGCAACTGCATCAATTACATCTGTATTTGTACCGTCGTAAGTATATCCTGTTGCATCGCCATAATTAACGAAGTAAACGTTTTTTAAACCCCCTACGGAGTCCTTACAAACTTCTTTGCGCCCTAATGTTAAATCACACATATTATATATTTTTTTAAATGTTAATAAAAAAAGGTGGTGTTTATTGCACCACCTTAATCAGTTTATATATTAATTAATTACGCTGGAGTGTAAAGCACAATTTCAGAACCGATACCGTAGTTTACTGAACCTGTCATTCTCATTACAACTCTTACATTTTGTGAACCATCGATATCTGCCATATCAATTACTTTAACTTCGTTTTGGTCGTTTAATAAACCTGTAGCAAAGAATAAGTTTGATTTTTGAGCAGCCATCATAAAGTTGTTAGCCAATCCGTTTGCAACGAATACTTTTACACCATCAAAGAATACATCTCCAATAGTTTGGTTGTTACCTTTTCCATCATATCCGTTAGCTCCTAAACCATCAGCACCAAATCCGCCTAAAGCACGTACATACGCTCTGTAAACATTTTGAGAAACGTAGATAGATAAATCTTCTTTACCGTACAATACAGCAGGGATAGCATCTACTACTTTACCCATTTCAGCTAATACGTTAGCAGCGGTAATAGTTGTACCAGCTACATCAATGACAGATGCATCAGCAGTAGCCAAAGGAACGAAACCATCAAATTGTCCTGCAGTAGCATTAGCACCTCTCCAAATGTTTATTTCCATTGCTTCAGCAACTTTAGCAGCAACGTGTGCAATTAAGTAATCTGCAAAAGCAGGTGGTAAAGAGTCAAAAGCAGAGTAACCCATAGATACCGCTTCCCAATCTGAACGGAAATCTTTTTTACAAAGTTGTAAGTTTACTTGAAATTCCTCAGGTTGTAAAATTCTTTCAGTTAAAGTAACTGTAGAAGTAGCATCGAAATCACAAGTTGCATTTTTTAACAATCCATCAGTAGCAATTCTTTTGATTACTTCTTTAAATTTAATGTTTGGTCTTACTTCGATACCACCTTTTTCGATAGTGTTAGCCGAAAGTAAAGCTGCGGAAATGTATTTTTTTGCAAATTCCCCAGCATAAGTTGTTGTAATACTTGTTGTTGTTGGCATTTTTTTTTATTTTTTAGTTAGCGATTTTTCTCATTACTCTGTCTAAAGTAGACTCGGTTCTACCTTGAGCATATAAATTTAGTTTTACTTCAGATTTAGCTTCTGGATTGTGTGTTAAAGGTTGTGTAGATAACTCTACTTTTTCTTCAACCTCTACATTTTTAATAGATGCTAATTCTGTTTTTAGCGTTTCGATTTCAGTTTTTAAAGCTTCTACTTCTTCTTGCGAAAAGTGCGACTCTTTAACTGTGCTTTCGATTACTTTTTTAGGTGCTGTAGTTTGTGCTGCTTCAACTTCTTCCTCGACTGCAGGAGCTTCCTCTGTAGTTGCTTCTTCTGCCATTTCTCGAATTTCTTTGATTTCGCCCTCAACTTCAACAACTAAAATCATTCCGTTATCAAGAGTGTACTCGCCAATAGGCAATGCTACTCTATCTTCACCGTTGACAATAAATACTGGTTGACCTGCGTCGAAGATTTCTGCTTCGATTACAGTACCATTATCTAATGTCATTTGCTCAAGTTTGATTTCCATACCCAGCAATTTTTTGATTTCTGTAATTACGTTTGACATATTTATTAAATTTATTTAAAAACAATTATTTTTAATAGTTGTTACATTTTTGAATTTTATTTATATATTTGATAAAAAATAAATTATGTTAAAAACAAAAAAAGAAATATCTGAAATGTATTCTTTTGTAAAATTGGTGTCAATTATTTACAAAGAAATGGGAGCAGATTTATTTAATAATCTACAAATGGCTATTGACGAAATAGGTGTAGAAGAAAGCGAAGAAGATGTTGAATTATTTGAAAAATATAAATTTCAAATTCAATTAAATAAAGATTTAAACGAAGTAATTAAAGAACTAAAACAAATAACCTTAAAAAATAAATAAATTTTAAACATATTAATTTAAAAAAATTATGAAAGATATAATAGAAATAACTTTTTTTAGCATATTATTTTTAGCAATAATACCTTGTGTTATTTATTTGTGGATACATTTTATTTATAAAATTTTAGATAAAATAAATTATAAAAAAACAATTAAAATTAAAAATGATGAATTAATAGAACAAATTATTCAAAAAGATTATGAAATAAAACATTTAAAAGAACATATTAAAAATTTATAAAAAAAGGGTAGAAATTAAACTACCCTTTAATATTATATTGATTTTATTTTAGTAAAGAAAGCTCCATAACTTTTAACTAAATCAGTTAAACCTACTATGTCTTTTGGAATTTCTACTCCTAATTCATTTGCTTTTGAAACTGCACTACCATAAAATTTTTCAAAATCAGCAACTGCTCTTAAGCCACCATTAGCCAAAGTAAAATTACTTTCTATTTTTTCTTTTAAATCTTTTGCTGTTAATACTGCTTTTTTTATATCATCAAATAAAGCTAAATCTACTTTGTGATTACCTAATTCTGTTTTAGTAAATAACTTACTTAACACTAATTTTTCTGTTGTCATTTTTATCCTCTTGTGTTAGTTATTGTTCTTGGCTCGTTTGTGTTTGTAACGATTGCATTTGATTGATCTGACTCTCTGCCAATACCTTGGTGCAATAATTCGCCATTGCAACATTCTTTGCTGTAGGTATCATCATCGCATAAGCAACCACGTTTACCACCTACTGGGCTTGTCTTACTTTCTGTTTTCTGACTCATAAATAAGTTTTTTAATTTGGTTAATAATTTCATCTTTTCTATTTTGTTTACTTAATTCTTTTTTTGTTTCTAATTTGTCTGCAAAATATCCCTCAAGGCTAAACCCTTTGACTTTTCCTGTCTTGACAAAATCGTTCCAAATATTGTCATCTTCAACTTTTACCGAAGCCATCCACGTACCAACTGGAACGCTTAAATTATAGATAGCACTTTTATCCTTTTGAGTATCTTCAACTATCCAACTCTCAACAACGGTTAAACCTTGAATTTCTTTTCCGTGTTCTAAAGTCCAATTATTTTGATTGCCATTTTTAAAGAATAATTGACTTGCTTTGTTTACCGTATCTTTAGAAAAATAAATATAGTATTCATCTTCGCCATTTCTTCTAAAAATTGGCTTTTCAGGAATTAAAACCGCACCCATTAAAATACGTTTTTCAGCATTTACTTGAGCAAGTTTTATTTCTTCTGTTTTAAGTGCTACAAAGTTCGATTCAATAGCTGGGTTTTGTACAACTGAAATTGCATCAACACCACTTAAATCGTCTTTTTCGTCTATGATTAATTCTATTAAATTCATTTGCTTTTATTTAAAAACATTAATAATTATATTTTGTATTATTTTTATCCTAAACTTGCGTTTTGAACTATGTTTCTATCAAGTGATTGTTGAGTAGTAACTTGGTTAGCAACTACAAACGCTTGTACTGGTTGCTGTTGTCCTAATGTACTTGCTAATTGATTTACGCCACTTGTGCCTACAACGTTAAATTGTGGTGCAGGAGTAGGGGCTTGACCACCGCCACCGCCACCAACATTGCCACCACTTGAAGCACCACCGCCACCTAAAGCGGCTAAACCTTTTGCGGTTGCTGCTATATTTGATGCAATACCAATACCAGCGCTAATAGTATTTATAATTCTTGCTCTAGTTCCGTATGTAGGGTCAACCGCATTTAAAGGAGATGCAGCAGCTACTGCGTTTGCAGTTTGAGTATTAACAATAATTTTAGCAATACCTAAAGCACTTTCAGCTAACATAGATGCTTTTTGTACACCTTTGTTTTTTTCAAATAAACCTTTTAATAATGATATACCACTTTCAGCTACGTTAAAAGACGCATCTTGTATAGCTCTTTTGGCTTCTGCTTCGGCTTGTGCAATTTGTATTTTTTTATCAGCAAGTAATTTTTCTTGTTCTAATCTTTTAGCTTCTTCTTCTTTTCTTTTTTCATCTGCTGCTAATTTCTTTTCAGCATCTTCTAAATCAAACTTATCTTGTAACTCTTTTTCTTTTGTACGTTGTGCTTCTTTTAAAGATAAAACCTTTGCGGAATTTTCACCATAATATTTTTCAGCTTCAGCAATTAATTGTTTATACTGCTCTTGTACTTGTCTTAACTCCTCCGCTCTGCGTTCTGCTTCGGTATCTATTTCGCCCTGTCTAATACGTTCTAAAGCATCGGCTTTTTGTTTTGCTAATTCAATTTCTTTGTCTGCGTTTTCTTTTGCTTTTGCTTGACTATCTTTAGCCGCTTGTACATCTATATTTTTAATTGAAAGCTGTAAGCCTGCTCTGTCATTTTTTAATTTTTCTAATGCTTTTTTCTGTTCCCCAACAACTGCGTCTCCCTCTGCTTGTGTCTGTTTTGGGTCAAATACAAATGAGGACAAACCTTTAAATAAACCATCTTCTAAACCAAAATCTTTTCCTAAAGCCTTACCAATTGAATCAACTGTTTTTAAAATTAAAGTAAGCGGTAAACTCAAGAACTTTATAACGCCTGTTAATATATCTTGATTTCTCTTTGCCGCTTCTGTTTGTGCTTTTGTTGTAGCAATCGAGTTTTCAATTTGTAACTCTGTCGCTTTTATCACTTGGTCTGTTTGTGCTATTTTAAGATTTAAAATCTCTCTTTCACTCTTACCTTGTAATTTAAGTACATTATCTTGACTACCTATTGTATCAAGTTTCTTTTGCTCTGTATCTAAATTCTTTTGTGCTAAAGTGTTTAATTCTTCTTGCTCGCTACTTACACCATTAACCGCTTCTTTGATGTCATCCCAATAAGCTACAACCGCACCTAAAGCAATTAATAAAACACCAATTCCTGTTGCAGCTATTCCTGTTCTAATTCCTGCCAATGCGTTTTTAGCAACCGCACCTAATTGTTTGAAACTACGCCCAGCATCTTCAAGTCCTTCAAGTCCTTGAGCTAAAGCCATAGCTCCTTGAAGTTTCAACATTGTTTGCTGAAACTCCTCACTTTGACCACCTGCTAAAACAATAGCACCCTCAACAGCACTAAAGCCACTTGCGACACTTCCTAATGCTTTTGCGGTTGCATTAAAAGCGCCCTCACCTTTAAACGCTAAAATCGAATCGTTAGCATCTTCAATTCTATCTTTTAAATCGGCTGCTCTTTTAGATGCTTCAATAACTTCTTTTGAAGTTGCACCAAACTCATCGGCTAATTTTTGAACTTCAAGTGTAGCTTCTTTTAACTGTGCTTTTAAAGACTTTGTAGCTTTATCTGTTTGTTCAATAGAGTTAGTAACGTTGTTTATCCCACTTGTAGCACCTTGACTATTTACATCTATTTCTATTGTCTTTTTAATTGCCATCTGATAGAGTTCTTTAGTTCTTTAAAATTGTTTGGTACTTTGTTTTTTCCTTTTGCAATATCTATCGCTTCGCTTGTTCCAATCTTTTGAAATTCAAGCATCTGAATTATAAGTTTAAGCATCTTGTATTATTGTTATTATATCGTTTTTATTGCTTTGTATTGCGTATATTAATTCTGTTGCTGAATCGTTAGGTTTAATATCAACTTCAACATAATCAGCACCATTTGTAATATTTTTAATTTGGTCTTCTGGATCTGAAAAGATACTCCACGTTAAAGGGATTGGACTTACAACGTTTCTTATTATTAGCTTACCCGTATTGCTCGTGTTTACAATAGCAGAGTTCTTAAAGTTTATACTTCTAAAGTCTTGTATCAATTCAAACTTACTCTCAAAAGTATCTAAATCCGTAGTAAAAGAATTAATCACATATCTTTTATCACGAATTACAATCCTATCATTCAATCGTAAACTTAATAATTTACTGTAAGGCAAACGCATTGTTACTTTTAACAATCTTGATTTTAAAGAATAAAGATTGTTTAAGTAGTCATAATAGTAATCTTTGAATAGTCCGTTGTTAATAGGTTGTAAATAAAAACTACTTAAATCAAAACCCCAATTTAAACTGTGATTTTCTGTTTGGTACAATACATCTTGACCGAACACATTATACGCATTTATTGTAATGTTTGATGTTCCTGTGTTGAATTTAAAATTTACCCCCGTTTGATTTTTTAACTTATATAAAATTACTGGCTTTGGTATGTATGGTTGTAAATCTTTATTAATTGAATACGCCACTTGTAAATTAGTGCTTGTAAACTTGTTAAACATTATATTTTCAAATGGTAATTTAATTGTATAATCAGAACCATCAGAACTGAAAGTATAACCTAAATTACCATACTCTTGATTGTTGCTATTAAAGTAGTTTCTGTTTGTTAAACTTTCACTTTTCTCATATTCAAAGTTTACTTTTTTATAAGGCTTAATTCTTTCATAATTAAAATCGGTTGTGCAATATTCTGAAAAGTCGTAAATATTACCTAGATAGTACCAATTCTCTAGTTGTTCTAATGTATAATTTTCTTCGTCAAAACTAAAAGCTGTGAGGTTAAACATTTTTAATATACCGCTTAAAAAATCTGATATTTTCATATCAGGCATATAACTTGGTGTGTTCAAAAAAGTAGTTGTAGAACCTGATGAAGCACCTAAAACGGTTTTTAAAGCAGGACTAGTTCCGCCTCCTGAGGAAGCAAACCAATACAGTGTTAAACCTACAATCTGTCCTGTAAAGGTACAGCCTGAAGATGTGCTTACATACATTTGATACGTGCCTTGTATTGTCGGTAATAGTATATTATTTGTTGTAGTGCCTGTCCCTGTAACAACTGAAAAGGGCGCTCCATCTTTCAATATTGTAACTTGCCAAGTAACGGAAGTTGAAAAATCTAATTTATAATACCAAGAAGCTATATCTTCCGAACGAATTATTTCTTGTTGAAAACCCGTTAAAAAGCTATCAGTTTTTATATAAAATTGATTTGTTTGCAAGTATAAACCTGCCCAATTAGCGGGTAAATTATTTGAGGTTTCAGTGAAATTAACTAAAACTTCTTGCCCTATCGGAGCAAAGTTTTCTTTATTTTTCATCCACAAATAAGCATCTGTAAATCTGCTTTGTGTTAAAAAGTTTCCGTTAAAATTAATTCCGTATTTGTTTTCAATCGCTTCAAAAACTCTGGGTAATCTTATCGCAGGGAACAATTCGTTAAAATGTATATGCCCTGAATTATGACTAATATCAAGAGAGCCACCACCGCCATACTGCCAAACTCTATTACTTGAAATTAAAGGAAAAGCAATATCTAACTCTGCTTCGTTAGTTGTTTGTATTTTGTTGGCAACAAGACCACCAGAATAGACTACATTATAATCGTTTAACGTTTCTAAATCTTTTAATTTGTCTTCGCCAAACTTATCTGTCAAAGATTTTAAAACGCCATAAAAAGTAATCTTATAATCTTCTACTCGATTATTTTTAATTGAAGCACTCTCTAATTGCCATTGACCTGTTCTAAATATTTGTGTATCAATTTCAATATAACCTTTGTAACGTTGGCGTTGGTCAAACGCATTATCTATCGCATTTTCGTACCAATGTTTAAATATGCGATTGTTTGTATCGCTTGCAGGAACGGTAAACGATTGAGAATAATCTGTAAATACTTTTGAAATATCATTAATATTTTGAATTGAAGATGTTATGCTAATCTTTTCATCGTCAAATAATTCAATACGTTTAGATACATTATCGTCATATATGTATAAGGCTACTTTCATTATATTACATCGTTTATTAATCCAAAACTGTACTCGAATTCTATTTCATAATTGATATTCTTATCTTTTAAATGTGTTTTAAAATCAGCACTTTGACTTTTAACTATTGCTGGCTCGTTGTTTAATAATACAACTTCGCTTAAAAGTAAATCTTGTATCAGCTCAAAGTAATTCTCATCAACCCAACCCGTATTGCATTTTATTTTTTTGTTTCCTTGCTTGTTAAAAACTCTTTTTTGACCCAATACTGGGTTATAATCTACGTTACTAGGTAGCAATTGAAAATCTTTGCTTGTTACATTGATACTCTGCAAATTAGCCTTGAAAAAATATAGGTTTTGCCAGCCACCGTACCGATTAATAAACTCGCAAAGGATAGGCTCGTATTTAGGTGCGCATGGTACCTCAACGTTGATTTCTAAAAGTTTGAAAAGCTCGCCCTCTATATCATCGTATAAAATGTATTCTCCTTCATCTTTATATTCTAGCTCAAATAAGCCATGACCATTTACGGTAAATGCGTTATCGTTCCACATTAAATCTCTATCAACTCCTTCTATCCAAACATTTACATAACCTTTATCGCTACTAGATAATATATTAATATCAGGGTTAAAAAGCGGTATAAAATCGGCAACACTGCTCTGATTATATCCTGACATATAAGAGGTGTAACCATTCAAACAAACTAATGTTTCCGAGTCTAATTTTGTTGAAGTAGCTCCTACTATCTTATACCTATCTACCTTGCAATAACACCAATTATTAGACTCTACTTCTGCAACTGGAGCATCATTTGGGGATGGTGCATTTACAGGTTTAATAAACTCTTTGGCGTAGTTAGATATATTGTAAGTCATTTCTGTCTGTGTAGGGCTTGCAATAGGCTTACTTAACACATAAGTTGGTACTGTTGGCTCGGTTGTTCCTTTGTTCCACAAGAATATTTCAAGTTTACTTCCTGTTTGCCCTGCTTCATCTATTGTAATAAAATACGGACTTCTAACAAATATTTTTTTCATTTTTTATTAATTGTAAATTGTAAAAATTGTTCTACATCTAAACCATACGCTTCTACTAATTCATCTGGCAAACGTTTAAAAGCATTCTCAAATGGTTTGGTGAAAAATAAACTTGGTTTAACACCATTTTTAAAAATACCTTGCCTAACTAAATACGCTGTACTCTGATAACTCATTAACTTACCATCTTCTTTTCTAAATTGAAATCGTCTTTTCTTTACCCATTCTGTAATTGGTTTTAATGGCGGTCTTTTGCTTTTATAGCTAAATGGTGTATCATATTTTTTCTGCGTTCCGCTAACTCCTTTATCTTGAAACTCCCCGTAATTTTCCATTAAGAAAGCCAAACGAAAACTATTTGCACCTACTTCAATTTCTTTATCTAAACTATTGTAAAGTTTTTTATCTACATTTTTACCGCCCTTTGTTAAATTACTTCTACTTTGTTGTATAACGTATTTAGCAAACGAATTAAGATAGTCTTTTGTATTTTTGTTATCTAACATATAGTGCTATCGTTTTTAACGCTTACATCAAAAGTTAACGCCCAGCCTGCTAAATCGTTTTCAAATCTTTCTGTGAATGGTTCAAAACTTGGATTGCCAGTTAACTCCCAATAATCATCCCTTAAATCACCACGATTTAACCTATCCATTACTCGAACACCTACTGCTAATTGTGTATTCCAAACATCAACTTTATTACTTTCATCTTTTTGGTTTAGTATATCCATCAGTAAAATAGTAATATTAAATTGAATAACGTTACCTAAATGCGTTGCGCTATTAATCATAATATGCGATAAAGGAAACATTGTACGCTTGGCTAAATCCACATCGAATATATCGCCCTCCGTTGCAGTATTAACAAAAGGTTCGTCTAATAACGCTTCTTTAATCTTGCTTATAATGCTATACACCATTTTTTCTAATGTTTTTAATTTCTATTTCTGTTTTTTCTTTTTCAAAAGTTAGCCACGTCATAAATTGAGTAATTGGCAATTTAGTTACAGCATTAAATCGGAGTATATCCCCTTGAGCTGCTGCGTAAACTGATTGATACCAACCCCATTTTCTGCCAAAATTTGCTTCGCTGTTTCCGAGTGCTCCACTTCTTTCTGTATATAATCCATCAAACCTTTCACGCATTCGTTGTGCAAAGTCGAAAAAAAAACCATACAACCTAACGCAACATCCAAAGGCATATACTTTAAATACTCGCTGTACTTGTCTGAACTTTCGTATTCTTCAATAGTGTACATATCTTTTACTTTGCTTGTAATAGGTCTGTATAAAATAGCCATAGCCTTATGAAGCGTTTGTGTATCTGAAAGATAACCTTCTAAATCTATATACTCGCCTGAAGTCATATCTTCTAACTTCGGAATAAAACCAAACTCAACCGTACCCATTTTAAAAGTAGGTATTAGTTTATGCTTTTGATTTAATAGATTGTTTAAGTGCTTGAGTATATCTTCTGTATCTGCTAAACGAATACGTGCAACATCTTTTAATTGTATGTCGCAAAAGATTTCAATAGTCTTTTGATTTACGAACCCACTAGCTTGGTTATCCTTAACCAATTTTTCAAACTTTTGATATTGATTAAGTGTAATTTCGCTAAGGCTTTCTGGAATATTAATATCTATTTTCATAGTCTTTTATTTAAAAACATTAAAGTTGGTTTTTTGTATAAAGTAAAAAGCAACTATGTTTGATTAGTTGCTAATTTGTATGCGTGTACTAATTTTTTTATTTCTCCTACGTTTCGTGGCATATTTATTTTAACGTGTTTACCTGTCTTTTTTAATATGTGTACTTCCACCATATAAATCATTTCTCCGTATGTAGGTTGATTAGTAGACATAATAGTTACCTTTGTTTGGATTGTCTAAATGGTATGTAACATTATATCTTATTGCATCAATAGCGTGGTTAAAATCATCGATATATAGTTTACTACCTTTGTTGAGGTACGCGTAGTTATTAAATTCCTTTGCTATGTTACTGCTATCTGTATCAACTATAATATCAAAGTCAAGCATTAAAGTAACACCACTTTCAATAGTGCCTTTTTTAATTGGTTCGATGTTTAAACCTTTATGTGCTAAATCACTTATAAGTCTTTGCTCTGCACTATCTGCTATTATTAATTTATTGGTTGCTTTGTCTAAACATATCTTTGCTAAATCTTCCATTCGTAAACCATTCTGATACAAATGCTCTTTTACGTATATCTTTTTATGGTCTTTGTCAATAGCTACTTCAATTAGAGTATCAGGGTCTATGCTAAACCCAAAATCCAAACCAAATGAAGTAGGTAAATTGTTAGGGTTAAATTCTCCAAATCTCCAATTATTAAACACAACTCCCTCTGCTTTATCTAACCAACCGCCCAATATTTGATGCTTATACTTTTGAGGTCTTCTTACTTTCATATCTTCAATTTGAAGTATAAAAGATTGTGAAAGATTTTTTATGTTATCCTCGTAAGTTGTATGTATGTATGTTGTATCGCCTTTAACTAAATTACTACCATCTGC